GAGACCTCGCCACGCTTCTTGCTCACGCCGTAGGGGTCGGTAGCGTCTCGCTCGGAGTCTTCGGTATAGAAACCCTTGTCGCCTGCAAACACGCAGTCAGTTGCAATCTGAATGAAGTAAAGGTCTTTGCGAGTTGCGAGCAGATGTGGGAAATCGCCGTTTATCTTTTCCAGCTTTTCAACTGTCGGTTTCTTCTGTGGGATTACACCAATGCAGTTAATAACAACATCGCCTTCGGTCAGTATGAATCGGTCAATTGAGTCAGGTGCTTCATACTCCGAGCGTGAGGGTGCAATCAGGTCAAAAGAAGAAAGCTCTTTGACCATCGCCGAGCCAAGCATCCCCTCAGCTCCCAAGATGAGAACCCTCACCTGAGCGACCTTGATAGCTGCCTAATCTGCTCCATGCCCTCTGCTCTTTCATCAGGCCCAACCAATGCTCCAGAGGTTGTCATGCGGTCATAACCTCTGTCAAAAACAATCCTCATCGTAGGGGTGTTATACGGCTTTACAAGACCAGTTTTTCTCATGTGTAGCGCGAGACCCCAGTCGGCGAATCTTATGCCTTCTGGGAAGCCTCCAGAGGCTTGCCAGAGGTCTCTGGTCATGGGGTTAGCACCGCCTAAAGGGAACTCATCGTCAAGGGTTTCTGGAGACCAAATACATTGTTGGACTGAATCTGTGCCTTTGGTTCTAATCCAGTCGCAGACAAGGTTGCAGCCAGCCTCTTCCGCAAGAGGAATTGAGTTGAGTCCGCCTGGCAGGAAGTAATCGTCAACATTGCAAAGAGCTATCCACTTGCCAACGCATAGATAGATTGCTTTGTTCCAATACTCGGCATAGCTGTTTAGGTTTTCTTTTACTACCCTGACAACACCCTCATTTGGAACACTCGCCTTGACCTGTTCCCAGTTTTTCTCATCGGTGACAATGTTTATCTCAAACGGCTTAGTCTCAAGCGACTGCACTCCCGCCCACCATTGAGGCAGGAATTGAGAATAACCATCACCCCAAATTGCTAGGGGTAAAGAGATTAGACCAGGGTCTTGAGGAATGGTAACCAATAGTGATTCCAGACTTTAGCATTGTCAAATTGCTGAGCGAACTTGCGGGAGGTTTCCGAGTAACGACCTTCTGCCTTTGAGACTTCATAAGCCTTCTCTAGCTGCTGAGCAATTGAAGGGATTGACGGAGTTTTCCACCATGCAACCTGCGCCTCATCCCAGAAGAGCTGTCCAGTTACCTTGAATCCATCTTCTGCAACTAAATCTCTTGGACCAGTCCAGTCGGATGCGATGACTCTTGTGCCACAAGCCTGAGCCTCGATGATTGGGATTTCAAACCCGCCACCAAGAGAAACTTGCAAAGCAACATCAGCAGCAGAATAAAAGCCAGCTAGGTCTTTAGGGTCAACTCCCAAGCGGTAGTCAATTGGGTCAGGGAAGATAACAGAAGACATGTCTAGCCCGCAAGCCTCGGCCAGTCGGGGAAGATGAAAGCCGCCATAAACACCCTTGGGTTCGGTGTGAACATACATATAAGCGTTCGGGTGATTTTGCCTAAACATTGCGAAGGCCATGAATACAGTATCGAAAGATTTTCTATGAACTGATTTGTTTGCCTTGTTAGCTGCATTGACAACAATCAAGAAGTCGTCTTCTTTGATTCCTAAAAACTCTCTTGCATCTTGCTTGCCGATTTTGTCTGTGGGCTTGAAGGTAGAAACTGTGTCAATCGAGTGCGGGATGTAGATGCCCTCGATGCCAACATCGTTTAGTTGCTCCATGCCAAAAGGTGACATTGCAATTGGAGTTACATTGTCTTTATCTAGCCAACGCTTTACCGCAGGAGGCATTGAGATATGGTCGAGCGGTGTCCAGCTCAGAATGTTGGCGAACTCATTTGTGGGCCACATCTCTGACTTCAGAACCCAGACATCGCAAAGGGTCAGGATGTAATCTTTCCAATCCTTCTTCATTGCTTGCATCTTGTGTCCGACTGCAAGCGAGTCCTGGGACATAGGGTCGTAGCCTCTTGCGTAGTGCGGGATATCTCCATATGGAGTTTTGTGCGTTGAGTTGCTTCCTTCTAATCCGTAGTTAGAAACATGGGCAACATTCACGCCATGCTTTGCAAGATTGTCAACGAGCTGTCCGACTTGCCATCCATATCCAGTTGCTTGATATGGCGAATTTGAATAGGTCGTTATTGTGAGGTCTAGCTGTTCTGGTTTCATGTTTTCCTTTCTTTCCCCAGAATAGCAAAATCCCCCGACTTTTGGTCGAGGGACTTGCTAGATATCTTAGGTTGACTATGCAGCCGAACCCTTGAACACCTGGAAATGGGCCTGGTGGGAAAGTGCTGAATCCACACGAAGCATGAAGCGGAAGACGCTCAAATCGTTTCCAAATTTGAAATCATCGCTTCTATCGACTCGCAACCCGCCTGCAAGACGAATCTTGAATGACGGGATGTGTCCAAAGCCCACGCTTGCCGCAGCCGAACCAACAGCAGCGACCGCTGGATTTTCATGCACGCGGTAACCGAGAAGAGTGTCAGCGGTTGCGCCGTTGAGACCAGGCTCAAACAGGTAGTAACCATCTGTCGTCTTTAGCTTGCGAGCATTGCGAATTGCGGTTGGGGACATTAGCCAAGCTGTGCCTGGTAGGCGTCTCACTAGTGGGTCAACACTGTAGGTGAGGTCAATGAGCTGGTCAGCGGTAAACAGACCACCTGCGATAGTTCCAGAAACTCCAGTTCCAGCAGCAGTCATAATACCTTCTGGCTTGTCGCTTCCGTCACCTGTGGTTAGTGCAGCGTTTACTGCAACACCGATTGAGTTACCAGCAGCACGAGCAAGAACTTCTGCGAGGTCCAGCGAAGAGTCCTGTAGAAGTTCGGAACTTACAGGCACGAGGAATGCATATTTATAAGCTCCCAGAGTGATTGAACTGAAGGTTGGCTCTGACTCGTCAATGGTTGCACCTGGTGTCTCAAGAACAGCAGTTGCGTAATTTGTCAAAATTGGAATCTTCAAATCATTTCCAGCCGCAGTTTCAAAACGCTCTCCGAGGTCGAGCATCGGTCCTGCTTCTCTCGCAAGCTCATATACGCGATTCAGAAAAGACTGAGGCACAACGCCAGAAGCGTTGGATGGTGTCATTGTTCCGCGAGTCTCGAATTGGTGAGAACGAATCTCTCCTCTTACAAGTGCGCGAACATAGTCGTAGTCAGACTTTGAAGTCTGTGCTACTTCATAACCGCTTGCTAGAGATGCGGCCTTAGCCTCACGCTCTTCTGCCTTGCGGATGGTTTCAATTGCGGCTGCACGCTCGTCTAGGTCTGCGTTAATGCGGTCGAACTTGTTCTGCTCTTCAGCAGTCAAGTCGCGCTTCTCAGCAGCGGCGGAGTCAAGCAGGGCCTTTGCTTCCTCCCATGCCTTTGCACGAGCCTCAGCCTGTGCCTTAATAAAGGACTGTGACATTTTGGTCTCCTAATAGTTTTATTGACTTCAGCCGCGCTTACGCAGAACTGAATAACAGGCGGTGCTTACACTCAACCCTGTTTATATTCTACTAGGTAAAGGAAAACCCCAGAGGTAGAAAGGATTAGACCCTCTGGGGTGGTTACTCGCTAAAACCTTGCGCTCAGGGGTTGCGCGTTTCAGTTGGTTTAAGAATGCGAGTTTCCTTTGTAGCGGCTGTCGCCGATGCGCCGCTGTTTCTATCGCTGTCTTCGTTGACTGCGACATCTTTGTTGTCTAACTTCCAAATAGCATCAGCCCACTTGTCAGCTAGTGAATAAACTTCTCCAACGCTAGGGTCTCCTGCGATTGCAAGAATGGTCTGCTTAATCTGCTCTTTGCTTGCCATTAGTTTCTCTTTAGTAGTAGGTCAAGCTGTTTGCGCTTTAGGTCGAGCAGGTTTGGTTCTTCTGCTTTTTCTTCTTCTACCTGTGTCACAGGCGAAAGAGTGTCAACAACTTTCTTGATTAGCTCTGCCTCAGAGTCGCTTAGGTCTGCGCCCTCTTCTAGCTTTAGAACTGCGTCTGCTAGTTCGTCAGCGTCAACCTGCGCTCTTTTAGCCGTCTTGTCAAGTGAGCGAACCATTGCTTCAGTTGCGGCATAGGCTGGAAAAGCGACAATGCTTGTCTCAAATAATCTGACAGACTTTAGAGTTCTTTCGGTCATTTCGTTGTTCCATGAATCCTTGATGACAGAGAATCCAAATGACATCTTGTTTAGGTCGCCTCTGCGGAGAAGTTCTGCCATGTCTCTGCCGTCAGTTGTATTCGGGAGGCTTGCTTCTACCCTGAGACCAATCTCGTCTTCATAAAGCTTCATTGTGCCTGAGCGAGTAGATGCGAGAACTCGGCCTGTGTCGTGATTGACCAACAGCTTTACATCGTTGCGAGAGCGTAGCGAGCGGCGGAATGCGCCAGCTTCAATAGTCTCAACAAATCCACCCAAGTCTTCTGATGGTGAGTTGAACTTTGCAGCGTAGCCAACAAAAGTCATGCCATCGCCTTCGGCTCTTAGCTCAAAGTCAGCGTCAAAGTTTCTGGTTTCTTGTTTCATGTTTGCTCTCTCTTGCTCCGCTTCTAGTCTAGTGACTACACCTTCTGCGTAAGCCATCGCTCGTCTTGCAGAACGCTTAGTTGTTCCGCCACCCCAAAGAGCCATTGCAACGACTCCTGGCGATGGGAAGTTTTCTGAATTTGGGTTTGCGTCAGGTACGTCAAGGTCTCCCAAATGTCTTGCAATCCAAGCTGCGATGCGAACCCACTTGTCGGCGGAGACATTGCCCTCAGCCATTGCTCTAGCTTCTCTGATTGTGCGGTCAACTAATCCGTCACCGCCAAGCCCTTCTGAATACCATTGCAAACCTCTGCGAGCAGATGCTCTCATGTAGGCAGGTGCAGTTAGGTCAACCTGACGAACCTCGTCATCGTCTTCTTCATCAGGTTCATCCATTGGCTCTGGTAGCGGGTCAATCTTTGTCAGCGTTGAGAACTTGTGTCCGACATAAACATCGGTGTCATCCCAACCGCCTTCGACTCGCTGGTAAACCTGAATCAAGGCAGCAGGGTCATCAGGAGTTCCTGTGATTGTAAAGTCGGAGTCTGGGACATTTATTGTTCCGTCTCGCTCAATCTGGACAATCTCGCCTCTGGCTCGACCGCCTGAAGTATTCCAAGAAACATAATCGCCAACCTCTAACTCAGTTGGTCTTGCTCTTTCTCCACCTGGCTCAATGCCCCCTGCAATTGAGACAGCGACCATCTGGTCAATGGCATCTTGCTTGGTTGTGTGACAGCCGATTACTTCGCCGTCTTCTTTGATGGTTGCCCATCCAGCGCAGTCAGGTGATGAATCAGTTATGAAGTATGGCATTAGCCGAGCCTCGCATTCACAGTTATTGTTCCCCCTAGTGCAACCGCTGTTCCGTTTATTGTGATGCCACCTGCGGTTGTGTTTATGCTGATTGTTTGAGTTTCAGCGTTGTAAACAATCGGCGATGTTGCAGCTACAACTCCAGATGGCCCTTGTGGGCCAGTTGCTCCAGTTGCGCCTTGCGGTCCTGTTGCGCCTGTTGGTCCTGTCGCTCCAGTAGCTCCTGTTGCTCCTGTTGGTCCAGCAGGTCCAGTCTCACCCTGAATACCCTGTGGGCCTTGTGCGCCAGTCGCCCCAGTAGGACCAGCAGGGCCAGTTGGACCAGTATCGCCTGTGTCGCCTTTATCGCCTTTGTCGCCCTTGAGTCCTTGAATACCTTGCTCGCCCTGAATACCTTGCGGACCTTGTGAGCCTGTTGCCCCAGTTGCTCCCGCTGGTCCTGTGTCCCCTGTGTCACCTTTATCACCCTTGTCCCCCTTGACACCCTGCGGCCCTGTTGCACCTGTCGCTCCAGTTGCGCCAGTCGCTCCTGTGTCACCCTTGTCACCTTTTGGTAAAACAAAGTTCAAAGTCTGCGATGGTGCTGTGCCTGTAACTGTTACCGCTGCGGCAGTTCCGCTGGCAACTGTTCCAACCGATAAAACTGTTGGTTGTCCTAAGACTGTCTCATTGACCCAGAGCTGTGTTGCGGAATCATAAACAAGCGACTGTCCATCGGTTAGGCCGTTGAACTTGACATTGTGAAGTTCGTCTAGTTCGTATCCATTCTGGATGTTGACGAATAGAACACCATTGTTCTGATTGGCTCTAACGCAGTAGCCAATAAAGACTGAGTTGTTTGGCGGGACTGGCTTTGTGGAAGTTAACCCACCTGGAACTGTTGGGGAAAGCCAAACTGCTGCGCCTTCGGTTAGTCCGTTCGTGTTTATGTTTCTGACAAGTCCAAAGCTGGCAGCGAATCCTTTGCTTCCACCACTAATTGTCTCTGCCATAACTGCAATGGTTTTTGAGCTAGTAACCTCTGAGTTTGCCTGAGCGTATGCGACAAGTTTGTTATTGCCATCTGAGCCTGTGACATAGACAGCCTTGCCTTTAGTGCGTTCGGTGTTATCCGAGGACTTTGCCAAGATGAAAAGCTCTTGCCCGACATTCTGATTGACAGTCGGGGTCATGCCAAGCTCTAGGGTTTTGTCTGCGTCATTCCAGCCGATGCGACCAACTGCAATAGAGGGAACTGAATTGACATTGAACTGGATGTAGGCAGGCTCGGCGATTGCTGTTGCGCCGATGATGTTGTCTACAAGTGTGGCTTGGTTCTGATTGACAGTTGCGCTG